AATTCTGGTGGCGAAGGTTCTCCACAGAGAGCACAAGCACGTAACCAGAAACGTAAGTTAAACTATTACAGCAACATTTACGTTGTCAAGGATAGTGCAAATCCTTCTAATGAAGGAAAAGTGTTCCTCTACCGTTATGGTAAGAAGATCTTTGATAAGATCATGGAATCAATGCAACCAGCATTTGAGGATGAAACACCAGTAAACCCATTCGATCTATGGAAGGGTGCTGACTTCAAACTCAAGATCACTAAGGTTGCAGGTTTCTGGAACTACGACAAATCTGAGTTTGATGCTCCAACAACACTTGGCGACCTTAGCGATAAGGAACTTGAGGGTATCTGGAAGCAAGAACACAGTCTCGCTGCATTTACTGCTGATGATCAGTTCAAGTCTTATGACGAACTTAAAGAACGTTTGGAGAGAACTCTCAAAGGTAATTACTCTGCTGCTAAAGTGGAGGAGGAACAGTTTGAAGAGGAAGCAACTCCAGAACCTGTACTCAGTAGAAGTGCTGCCCCATCCTCGGACGGGGAAGATGATACACTATCTTACTTCGCTAAATTAGCACAAGAAGATTAGGTACAGATAAAACTAAAAGACCCCCATTGCTAGGGGGTCTTTTTTTGTGGGTATAATTTTGCTATCCTATCTTTTCTTTCTTTCTCTTTATCTTTTTTCGGGTCAAACCAATTCACTGGCCACCTATTAGTTTTTAAGGCATCCACAAATAATTTTTTCTTGGGCAATTTTAGTTTCACATTGATATATCAAACGCACTAATACCAACGTTTACAACACCGCCTTTGCGAAGTCTACGATAATATGAAGCAACAAAATTTTCAATCATATCGGGTCTTATAATTTGTATTTTTTCTTTTTCTGAATTTATTTGCTCTTCATATTGATAGTTTGTTATTGATACCGTTGGATTAGCAGTAACTGTAGTAGTACCATTAAAATAACTTACAGAATAAGTCTGAGGTACAACTTTACCTGCAGGTACAATTACATTATTTCCTTGTTTAACTTCTGTGGTCACATAATGCTTAATAGCTTGTGGATTATCATACTTAGATTCTACATATTCTGCTAATTGTTTTGATGATCGTGGCCACTGTTCATAGTAATTTACGATATCATTCGCAATAAATAAAGTCCATGAATAAAAGGGGTTATTATAAAGTCTATCAGCTATAATCTCTGGTTTTTCACCATTGTTTACTATAAATTCATCAAAAATTGTGATAGAATCTTTATATTCATCAAGAATCTGACCCCTCCTAAAAATATTTTTAGCTGCTAATAATCTAGCATCTGAAGGAGATGTCTGAATATTGTAGTATAAATTTGGTAAATTTTTAAATAACATGATTATAAGTTCTCGTTTGTCATGAAATCTCCTCTGGTGAGTGCAGTTAATTCATTGAAGACCATCCTCACAGTAATTATAGGTATAGTTCCATCAAATACAGTATTGAAAGCTTGTCCAGGTGTGGTATTGATGTTCATGCTCTTCAATGCACATAATTTTGTTGATGGCATCATTGGATGATGAACATGAATCTCAGCTTCAGTCATATCACCTTTTGGTTTACCAGGCACAAATCTAGGTTCGAGTACGAATATATCTGGAAAACCTAATAATACACCAGATCCAGCTCCATCAGCTTGTTGTGGTACTGGATGCATACCAATTTTGAACCATTTAATAATTTTTTTAATGTCTTCTGATTCGTTTTTATTTCTTGCTGCAAACTCAAAGTTTAGGGTAAATGATCTAAACTCCATTTTTTTGAAGAATTGAATAGCGTTTTCATTTGGTGCTAGACCAGCCATACCAACAATGTTAGTTGGATCGAATATATTACTGTTTACTTTAAATAAATTACCTGCTGTTTCTGCACCACTCCTTACTCCGTCTGTTATTACTGCAGACCAATTATAACCAGTTTTGTCTAGTTTATTATTAAATTGATTTTGCTTAAATTCATTATTTTTATTATTAAACTCACCAGCATTAGCTTGGTTCATCAGTTCCACTGCACCACCAATTAATCCACCACCTGCTATAATCTGTGCCAATCTTCCAGGATCATCAGCGGCTAATGCCATAGTACCTAACTTAAATGTATTATTCCAATTTGCATCATAACCATATTGAAAGTCCAGTGGTAGGGGTAAATTACAATATGTTGATTCATAACCTTGGTTATTGAAATTTATTACATCTTCTTTCTTTTGAAGTAATTCGTTTAAAGTAACGGTATTACCATCACCAAGTTCAAATTCAAGTTTTTTAATATCGTCATCTTCCCTCTTATCAAATCCCCATACATTCCAAGGATTATAAAAACGAGACCCCCATCCTCGTGTGTCTTCACGAACTCGCTGTATTGCGTCTGCTTCCGATCCTTCTATGTATTGTTCACCACTATCTCCATCAGAATAGATATCTGAAAGTCTATCTGATATACCTTCTGTTAAATTTTTCATTAAGTTGCTATCTTGGAAAGCACCTAAAACATCATTTTGTTCTTTCCCAACAAGTTCCATACCTTTTTCGTATGAATACTTTTTAATTCTTATAAAGGATGCAAAAGGAATATCAGCTAACTTTCTAGGATAGCTGTAACTTGATTCACCTGAGGTGGGGGTGTTCATTGCCATTATTTGTATTTCCTGTGAAATTTATCAAGTGGTAGTTGACTTAATAGTTGTATATCTTGTTCTCCGACCTCAAAGAAAATGCTATCAGCATTCTTTGGAATGTAATAATGTAAGGTAGAATTTGGATACTTATCAGTATTTATAGCGGATAACCTAGCTTTACCATTAAGGTAATGTAGATTCGCTCCAAGGTATATATTGTTCTTCTTTTCGAGTACTTTTATAAGTGGGAACTCATCCCATTCTCCCAACTGATCTTTAAATTTAGGATCATATTCAAAATAATACCATTTATCAACTTGGGGTTGATCTGTTGCACCATCAAATAACATTTCCATGACGGTGTTTCTTAATGTGGGTCTAGATATACTCTTTCCTTTTAATCCTTTCATCCATGCATCAAACTTTGAGCTCTCGTTCTGTGATGATTTTGAATTTCCAGAGTCTGTCTCTGCAGAATTCTTCTGCTGCGTCCCATTTTGCTCTGTTAGTGGCATAGGTCATAACCTCCGTTATATACCTTTTGGTATGTCGTTTTTGAGGTTTAGGCTCATCGACCTGTTTCTTTGGCTTAACCTCGACTAAGTATGATTGCACTTTCCCGTTTGCTTCTTTTACTTTCATATAGAAATCAGGAAAATACCTTCTCCATTTCTTTGCTACGGGATCTTTATATGGAATAATATGCTCTTCACTTGACCATTCTATGACATTTTTGTTGGAATCACAGTAGTCCATAAACTTTTTTTCCCACAAAGAACGGTATATTACACCCGTAGGGTCACCTTTATACTTGCGATAGTTCTTTACTCTGTATTTTCCTTTATATGCCATACTAAATAAATATATCACTCATAATCAGTATTTATGGGATCACCTAAGATATCAACACTCAATTACGTTAAAAAAATAGTTGGAAAAGGAGTATCCTCTTCTAATCTATATCAGTTTGACATACAAACAGCACCAGAAATGCTGCGATTTATGGAAGCTAATGACGCACTGGGTAAAGGTAGTTTTAAGGATAAACAATATTCTTTAAATTTGATGTGTGATGAAATTCAAATTCCTGGTAGTAGTTTTAATACATTTGATGTTAGAGCACCTAAAAAAGGGTTGACATCAAAGTTGGCAACTGCTAGACTATACAACGAACTTGATGTAAGTTTTATTTGTGATTTAGATTCAACACCCATATCATTTTTTAAATTGTGGCAAGATATGATTATAGGTATACAACCTATGTCTGAAGTGGAAGCTCCACAGAAGTTATATGATTTCGGTAGTAAGTATTTCTCTGATGAACATTTGGCATATGCTCAAAGGTATTATGATGAGTATGCTTGCGATATAACTATAACTAAACTAGAAAAGTTTGGAGGAGAAAAGGAACCTGTTAAGGAAAAACTTGGAAATCCTCCAGCTCCAACAGGAGAAAGTTGGATGTTAAATAAACAAGAATATACACATCCTTTTAAGGTAAAACTTGCAAAGGCATATCCATATTCTTTCTCGACAGTTCCTTATTCCGCAGGACCAGCCCAAGCTGTCAAATGCCAAGTTGCATTCTTCTATGAATACCAACAGTTTGCATTTAAACCATTAGCGAAAAAACAAAATTAATTAATTATGCCATTACCTGATATTGTTACACCAACCTATGAGTTGGTGGTGCCTTCTACAAAAAAGAAAGTCAAATATCGTCCTTTCTTAGTTAAAGAGCAAAAGATATTAATCATTGCAATGGAGTCTGAAGATGAAGCTCAGATTCTAGAAGCTATTAAAAATATTTTGAAGGGTTGCCTCATTACTAGAGTAAAAATAGATGACCTTGCTCTATTTGATATTGAATACTTATTTCTACAAATACGTGCAAGATCAATTAGTGAAGAACTTAAATTGAAAGTAACTTGTCCTGATGATGGGGAAACAAAAGTAGATGTCTCATTCTTGGCTAATGATGTAGAAGTAGATTTCCCAAAAGATCACACTAATGTAATTAAATTAGATGATGATATAACTTTAGAAATGAAATATCCTAACCTAGATTACTTTAACTCAGTAAACCTTACAGGATCTGATATTGATCCATATGATTTAGTTGCTAAATGTGTGAAGAGAGTTTATGTAGGTCAAGAGGATTGTGGAACCTTTAGTTTTAAGGAAGCAAGGGAGTGGTTGGAAAAGTTAACTGCAGCACAATTTGATGAAATACAACATTTTTTCAATACTATGCCTATGCTTTCTCATACATTAATGGTAACTAATCCGAAAACTAAGGTGGAAAATAAGATAACGATAGAAGGTCTAGTGAGTTTTTTCGGATAGCCCTCTTCGATGAGGGCTTGATGACCTTTTATCAAACCAATTTTTCTCTCGTTCAACATCATAAATATAGCTTGACAGATATTATGAACATGATTCCTTGGGAACGTGAGGTGTATGTGAACCTATTATCTCAACATTTGCAAAAAGAAAGAGAGAGAATAGAGGAGGAACGTCGTAAACAAAGAAGGTAATGGCTGAACCAATCACCATCGACACTAGTAAATTAACCAAAAGTGCAATTGCTTTTGGTGATGGGATGGTGGCATTTCTTGATACTGAACTGGATTATATTGAATATCTTAGAAATAGAAATACCAGTTTATATGGAATGGGTGGATTTGCTGATGGTCCTGAAGATTTAATTAATTTAGATTACTCAAAAAAATACGAGTATCGTCGTAGGAGAAGAGGTTTTGCTTGGCCAAGGTTTAGGAGACCAAGACCCAGAAGAGGATTCCCACAATCTAAAGAGAACCGATTTAGGCAGCATAGGCAGAATAGGTTAATAAATCAAAAACTTAGAAAAATGGGTCTTAGCGGTAAGCAAATAGATGCTTATCGTAACTTCAAAGCACAAGGACTTACCTCACTCGATGCATTAGAACAAGCTAAGAAGGTAAGTCCAAGAGCAGGTACTAACATATTTAAAAGAGCTCAGAGATATATTGGAGATATGATACCCAATCGTCCAAAATGGATGACCAGATTGGGTTGGGGACCATTAAGACCAGGTGTTCGAGAACGAGCGATGGATGCCATGGGTAATTTTGTCAGACCTATTACCACTAAGGTTGATGATTTTGCTAGGGCAAGTAAAAAGAGAATATTTGGTTTTGTGTTAAAGAATATGGATGAATTCTTGCCCTTCTTGAAAGTTTTCTATAAAGGTGGTGCAGGTAAGATCATCAAGAGGATTCCATTTGGTCTTGGTGCTATAATTGATGCGGTTATTATGGTAACCATATTCAAAGAATCAATAGGTCGAGCTATTTTCAGAGCAGTAGGTGCTACTTTAGGATCATGGGCAATGGCAGCTCTTTTTGCTGCAGCTGGTGCCTTCATTGGTGGAGGACCTATTGCTGGTTGGTTGACAGGACCTATAGGTGGAATTGTTGGAGGAGTTCTTGGTGGTATGATTGGTGACTGGTTAGGTGGATGGATGTATGATAGTATATTTGGTAGACAACAACAAGGAGCAGGTATTGGTGCAAATGCTGGTACTACAAATAAAAACAAAGAAGGATCCATTCAACTTGGAGCAGCAGGATCTGGTCCATCACCAGGATCTGTCATCACATCCCCTACCCGTGGTTTAAAGATGGGTCAAAAAACATTAGTTGGTGAAGCAGGCGAAGCAGAACTTATTTTACCTATGAGCAAGATTGGAGACGCTATTTCGGCAGTATATAGAGAAGGTGCATCTGTTATGGTAGGTGCTGCTATTGCATTTCTTGGTCCTTTGGCATCTAACTCACCCGCTGCAGCATCTTTATATAATGAAGCAAAAAGAGT